GCGATTCTAGCATGTTTTTATCGTAATAATAGTTATCCTCTACACGGAATCCAACCGACTTAGCCTTCTCTTTCTGACAGTAATCTTTGGCGGCATTACGTAGTGAGCGTGCAACGAGTTTGGTGGATTGCTTGCTGTCATGTGAATCATGCCAGTACTTAACTTTGTTTGGATGCGTAAGAAACCATAGCCATAACTCCTGACGTAAGTCATCAACATCTACCATGCGATACTTACGAGAGAACTCATAGGCAATAGATGAAACTACGCCTTCATATTCCTCGATAAATCTTTTTACCATCGCCATGTCTTGCCCTCAACCGTGAAACTATTTTTAACAATAGGCACAATTTGGGGAGTTACATTTTTACCATCCACATGCAAGATACCAAACCCTTGTTGCCAAGTGAATAGTCCTGCTTTAATATATTTCGCATGCTTAATATTCATGAGATGTCCAACTTCCATACCCCATATAGCACGAGAACCATTAGCCCAAGCCTGAGTGTAATGAGCCAGTCCCATACGATGAGTGTGTCCACACACGACAGACATACCACTTCTCTTTGCAAGTCCGAGAGCAGTAGCACCTGCTGTTGGTTGCACATTACCCTCATCACCATGCATAAGAAGCCAACCTGGGGCTATCTCTACAGGTCCATGATAGTAAGTGATACCTAAGTCATCTAACTTAAGAAACTTTTCAATCTCTAACTCTGGCAATCCTAAGAATCCAGGAGCAGATGAGCGTATCTTGTTGAACAACCTGTCTGAATGGTTGCTACGTACAATGGTATCAATAGTTAAATCTTCTAGTAACTTAACAGTTGTGTCTCTGTCTTTACCTATTGATCTTTCCCACTCAAGTTCAGTCCCCTTTGCCCAACGACTGATCGACTGGAAATCTATTTCATCTCCAACCGATACTACTGAATCTGGTTGATAGGCATAGATAAATTTCTTGAGTGCATTCACCGCATCTACATCATGAAACGGTGCCTGCAAATCTGAGACCACGACTATTGCTTTACTCATTTTTTATTTGCTCGTCTCTTATTTTCTAAGCCCACGTTTTTCTTCTTAGACAAGACCCGTAGGTTAGATATCTTGTCGCTACCTTTACGTCCACCATTATCTTTATGGTCAACCTCTTGGTTACGCTTCAACTTCTTACCAGTAGCCTTCTTGTAATCAAGACGTGCTTTATTGGTAGATGTTGTCTCGGTGCTTCCATCCTTTTTCTTACGTTTAATTACGTAAATAGGACGACCACCATTTTGTTTACTTCCCTTGTAAGGTCCGAATATTTTCATTCTTCACACTCACATACAAAATCAGCATCCATATCATCAAACACATAATCACTTATACTAAATAGTTCGCCTTCTAAGACTTCATCAACGATAGTATCAAGTTCTCCTTGATTGAGTACATACCATTCTGAATTTCCATCTATAGCAAGGTGTATCTTAAAGAACAAACGCATTAACCACTCAAATGGTTTGCCTAATAAGTATCTTATCATTTATCCCATTTTCCTCTCAGTACCAACAATGCGATTATCGCATAGTTTGCTAAGTCCTTAAATGAATCCTCGAAAGGTTCATGTTCAGGTGCCATATCCCTAACGCTGTCATATAAGTTATTTATACGAGCAGTCTTATCATGGATACGAACTCTTAGGCCATTGATGGCACCACCTGGTGCATTTGCTATGTTTTTTGGGCCGTAATCTTTATGCTTAGACAGCAATAAATCTACAAGTTCTTCTACTGTTTCCCATACACCTATCTCAAAGTCACTTGGATCAGGAATGTTATTATTTATTTTCGTCACTTTTGCCATATTTCTTGAGCATCTCCTCTATACTGTCTATAGTTTCTTTAGTCATTTCCATAGTCTTGGCTTCGTTAATAAACTTATGGAAAGACTGCTCACCTTCAGATGCATTAACTAGTGATAGGACTAAAGATTGAACTAAGGCATCAGCACACTCTAAGTGGCCATGCTGTATCTGCTTACTAATCTGTTCAAGAAGTGGAAATAAATCAATACTGTATCTGTTGCTTAAACGTAAACCCCAACTAAATGATACATCACAATGTTCCAAGAACATGAATATATCATCGGTCTTAAAGTCACAGTCTCCACACTTAAAGCCTTCTTCTGATGGAATTAATACGGTCATTGTGAGTTACTTATCTTGTTTTGGAAGTATTCAACACCATGCTTTAAATACATAGAGTTAACATCTTCACCCTCTGGCATTTGTACAGTTACTACATTAGGAAGTTCACGGGTTAATGATTTAGAAAAGTCATGTCCAGCCTGATCTCCATCAGCAAACATAAATACTTTATCAAAGTCTGCTAGCAATTTAGTGTAATGTTTCTTCCAGTTATTCACGCCAGGGACCCCAACCGAAGGTAAACCACAAACATAATCCAACGTGATGGTGTCAATCTCACCTTCACAAATACAAATATATGACGACGCTTTGAAGAATGACCTAGTATTGAAGAGATGTGTGTTCGCACCAGCCAAGCCCATATACTTCGGTTCTTCTGTTCCCATGGCTCTGAACCTGAGGTCAACCACGCCTGTACGAGTGATATACGGAATGGAAAGACGGTTTTCATATTGTTCATGACCCGTAACTGGATCTAGCACGACGCCCAATCCCACTTTCTTCGCTACCTCCAGAGTGATTCCCCGTTCTGCGAGGTAATCCTCCGCTTCGTGAATTGCTGCTGCGTAATACTTTGCTGCTTTGCCCAGAGATTCTCTCTGCGAACTTGATTGCTTCATGAAACTTTAGTCCCTCCCTCTCCATAATAATTCTGTAAGTGTCGCCCTTAACTTGGCAGGCGAAACAACAAAATACATTTTCTCCAGTACTGACTGTTGCTGACTTGTGGGTGTCATCGTGGAAGGGACATCTGATTGATGACCATCCACTTCGTTCAGGTACCTTTGCTCCATAATGTTCTAATATATCCTTAATTGGTAGGACATTTACACGTTGTGACTTTCTTGATCCATTGGTCAAAATCTTCTACCACCCATGCTTGATTTATTCCTGCCATTCTACGCTTAATGATAACATAAGATGGCGGTACCTCGCTAATTGAGCGAGCACTTGCATAATTCTTTGCTTCAACTACTGCCTCATTCCAGAACTCAGGCAACTTGAGTGCTTTAGTCGCCTTGAGTTCCAGGATATAAGTTTTACCATTGGCCATGACAACAATGTCGCCTTCGTCTTTAGCCCCCGCCTTCGTTAACCTTTCGGCTATCAAACTATTTGAACGTAACCATTTTAGAACAGTTGTTTCAAACAAAGAACCTTTGCGTCCATTTTTGTTGGCCATTTAGTCTTAGTACCAGCCTTTTCTATCATGATGATGAAGCGCTAAAGTAGGCGTTTTATACCGCTTTTTTATGTACTTTAGCCCTAAATCAACTTGTTTGGTTAAGGGTGTATCCTCAGGCATATTAAGCATTTGGGGTATGCCATACGCTGATGACTTTGGGTTATCTGCTGTGTAATCCCAGCGAGATTCTTTAGTCCAAAGAGTGAGTAATGCTTTCCACTCTCGGTCATTCCAACCTACTTGCTTTACTTTCATAAATGCATATTTCTTAGCGAGTTTTTTACTTTGACTAATTGTCAAATTTAAGTCTTTACAGATCGGGTTCATACGGGTTACGTCCGTAATAGACGCAGCCGCAGGTTGATGCCAAGTACCCGCAAAGACCACAAAACACATTAAGATGTATTTCAGGTTGTTTTTCTTCATAGTCTCTCCTCTGTTGGGGCTGTTGCCTTTGTCCCACAGACAGCACACTCCATATCGATAAAGTATGAACTTATTGTATTACTATCGTCATCCCATTCGACGAGTAGTTTCCAAACAAAAGAACCACAAGGACATATCTTGGTAGATTCACCACGTATATCCATGGACTCTTTATAGTCTGGTTTTAATTCCCAGATATCCTTAGCACTCATATTCTTTCAGGGATATCAGAAACTTCCATCATTTCAGGATTAAATTGTAGCCAGAAAGATGTATCTCCACTTGGATCTGCTTTGCCATACCTGTTTTTAACAGGGGCAACTGCAATATATCCAGGAGCATTACTTCCGACTGTACATATCAAGGCTGGCAATTGTGCTACCATTCCTTGCAACGCTGATCTAGGCTGGCACGGATTACCAGGGTAAGATTCCTTCGTGTGATGAAGGATAAGAACCGCAGCATTAGTATCTCTTGCAAGATATTTCAGTTCTTTAATTGTAGAACGCATTCCTGCGAACTCTTCACCACCATCGTTAGCGATATCCATTAGGTTATCAACTACGATTAAGGTTGGTGGACAACCCCATAGTTCCTCAAAGGCAGAAACTTCTAGATCTAAATCAACCAAAGTAGGGGCTGACTCAAATGACCAAAAGATATGTCCTGAGTTCTCGTTGATTACTTTCCGTGATTCATCAACATTTTCTATGAGCATCTGTTCAGCCACGGATTGTGATTGACCAGAAATCATTGATAGCAGACGCATAGCCATTGTATGTGCATTAGTATCTGCGCTTATATAAAGCGTTGGAACTTTTGTCCTAAGGGCAATCGCAAGGGCAAGTGTTGATTTACCTGCCCCTGGAGTGCCAGCAATCATAGATACTTCTGCCCGTCTTATGACAATCTTATTGATCTCAAAAGTACGAAATACTGTTGGCAATGGTTCGCCACCAATATCTTTGCTACCTACTGCACGGGCTAAAGTTCTCATGGCTTAAAATGTACTCCACTCAGAGTCAGTACGTCGGATCCATGCTGGCTCACATTGGTCTGGAGTACCCTTTGGTGATGGACACATGAACGCTTTCCATGGTCCTTTAGCACCAGCACCTGTACGTTTTGTCATCTCACCATGTTTACAGGAACGACCTGATGGTCCAGTACTTGGTGTAAATGTTTGTGTTGGGCTTGATACTGGTCTAGCACCTAGACCTTTTGCAAGGTTGCCTACTGCCTCTTCATATGAAGCAGGTACTCCCTCTACTGATGTTGCCATGGTTGAGATTAAATTCTCAGCCCCGACATCACCCAATATCTGAGTCAAGTTACCCTTGAACTCATCGGCAGTATTACCAGCAATCACAAAGATGCGACCATCTGGTAACTTACTACTAACTTGGAAGTTAGCATTAGCCATTGTTTTTCTCCTTTTCTGTGTATTTACCATTCATAAACTTACAGTAGGATAGCACACCACATCGTCCACAGTTGGACAAGTTAGGCAAGAATATCTCAGCCTTACGTGCTCTATCAAATTCAGAGTAGATATGTTCTACCTCTTGAGTAGCAAGATGTTCTAGACTCCAAGTGGTTACATGACCAGTGCGTGCATCCCAAAAACCCGCTTTGTCCACTTCAAGGCCATCCATCTTGCGCAAAGCCCACGCATAAGTTGCAAGTTGAAGTGGGTGTCTTTGAGATGACGCCCCTGTCTTAATGTCTAAAAGGACTATCTTGCCATCGTAATCCGTCATCACTCGGTCAATGGCCATCTTTACAACAGTATCTACCAAAGGAACCTCATACTGTTTTTCGATGTAGTCCTTATAGACACCCCACCCATTGGAACGAAACTCTATCCAACGTTCTAGCATCCATAAACCTTCTCCGTACCACCAAGACATATCTTCCCTCTTGGCGTATTCCCAAGAAAGCATATCTCCGTTTAGTTCTTCATCTTCTTTTACTTGTTGAAACCAAGCATCATTCCAAATAGTTTCGGCAAACCCAGGATTTAGATCATACATCTCGGTAGCCCTATGGACAGCAGACCCACCCGTAAACCAGACAGCATGTTTCTCGGGTACGCCTTGTAGTTTTGTTAAGTTGTACTTCCATCCACACTCTTGATAAGTTCCAAGAGAGGAATAGGATATATGTTTAGGTAATTCGTTCATAACAGAACCCTACCACACCCTATTGGCTGTCGCCAATCGAACCCTGCCTGAACCCTGAAATTAAGAAATGCCCCCCTACCCCCCATAAAAATTATGAGTGGTCAGGGAGGCTGGTTAGGCTTTTGCCGTCACCCGTCAATTGAAGTTTCTGCCCCACGGTTTCCCGCAGGGGTAAGATATATTAAAATTATAAATCGTGCAAAACGACAAAAAGCCCCCTGTCCTAGGGTGGTTACCTTAGGTAGGGGGACTTCGTGTCTTAAAACGGCCTTTAAAGGCTATTTAGGGGTATTTATTTGGTACCCAAGCCATACTCTTTTTCGGTCTTATCTGCCCATTTAGCCAAAGGTCCTGCTATAGAGCCGATTAGGATTGCATACTCAGGAGTGAGGTCAGCAGCGAGTGCTAATCCCATAGTTACTGCTGATGCTAGAACAGCACGTAGATAAGACTTAAATGCAGCCTTACTTTTCTTGCTTTTCAATTTAGCAATTAGATCTTTCATATCCATCCTTTAAGGGCGTGCAACGCCCATTACTAGGGAGTAGGCACGTTTCCTAAGATACACACCATCTCCATTTGACTGACTACCTTTACTGCCACTAGAGGTATTACCCTCATAGACCGTAAGGTATTTTTTTCCATCGTTACTGGCGCATATCCCAACATGGTCAGGCTGTGCATCACTATCGAACTGGAAGAATACTATATCACCAGGTTGAGCCTTGCCAACTGGGATTATCTTGCCTTTTTTGGTAAACCACTTAAGTCCCGCATCGCATGATGCAAATCCCTTACGGGTCTGTGCTGCCACCTTGGATACTATCCCTGCTTTATCAAACACCCAAGATACGAACATAGCACACCAAGGTTGGTTATTAGCACCATACCATTTGCCGTACATATTATTGTTGTTACTGCCTACTTCTTTATATCCAAGTTGTGACTTGGCTATGTCTACTACCATCATATTGACCACCATCCATTGAATCCAGCATCAGGGTTATCTTGTAACCACTTTTCTCTTAATTCATTTTGCTTAGGCCAGCATATATCATGTGGCTCACAGCCACAATTCTGACAGTTATTGTCTTCCATTTTGAATCAAAATCTGGTAGAGGGTGTCTACCTTTTCCTCTAGTCGGTTAACCTGGTCCTTGATACTAGAGCCACCATTTTGCTTAAGTTCAGACAGATAGTATTTAACTAAGTGTCTCACACCTAATGCTAAAGAACCAAATAATGTGGTTATGGCTACTGCAAATGCTGCCCAATCTTGCGCTGACATTATAAGACCGTTCTAACTGTGATAGTTAATAAACCGCCAAACCCATCATAGCGAGCACTAGGTGGTGTCTTACGTGTAAATGATACTTTCTCTACCAAGGCTTGAACCCTTTCTCCAGTTGTAAAGTCTTGAACATTAATAATATCTCCAGCGGCTTCTATATCTTCTAACTTTTGGATACGCTCCCAAGCACGGCCTTCATATCCAGCCAGTACATTGTATCTATCGGTTTCCACGTCATAACACCAAACAGGGAACTGAATCAACCGTTGGCGCTTAGTCGCTGGAAGAGATTTTGCCTGAAAGCCCTTGAAAGTTGGGCCAAGACTGGTATTGCTTGCGCTACGTGAGAGCGTAAATTTATAGGATATAAACTCCTGTGGTCCTTCTGGACTGTTTGTAGCAGCCTCAGGAGTACCAATAGAAGAGTTATATGTGATAACTGCATAGGTATTATTGTTTGAATCAACAGTTGCTATATCCATAGCACCATTAGCAAATATACCACGGCCACGAATGAACTTATAGTTCTTAGGTTCTAGTGTTCCATAACGAATAGCACCTGTAGTTAGGTAGCCACTAGATTTTTTAACACTAGGTAACTCTCTGTATACGTGTCCATTAGTAGAGTTATAGGTTGTACAAAATGCTAGATTATTACTAGTTCCAAAGAAAGCCACACCAGTAGTTTGGTGTTCTGTTGTTTGGGTATATTGTAGATCATTAGCATAAGCAAATCTCAAGGATTCACCCTCTACAGAAGTACTTAAATCAATGCGGATAAGACCAGCATCTAATGAACCAATACCTGTAGCACACCATACAAAACGATCACGAGCAGCGAAGTCATAGCAAGGCTGTGATGTTTCCACAATAAGTGGACCATAAGATACAGAACCATCTTGGTCATTTACAATGCCAACACGGACACCTTTATTGGTGCCGATCAGCATATATCCTAAGTAGTAGTAAATGTCATAAACAATTTCACCAGGAGGAAACTCAGCAGATACGATTGCTGAAGTCAATGTTGGCATAGAGCCAGATGTGTTACTTAGGGTATACTTTTGAATAGTCGAATGTATAGCATTGTGTCCAGCGGTATAAATGGCAGGACCCGAAGCAGTAATACCTGTATAAACATAAGTAGTTACAGGGTTTGTATAAAGAGCAGTGGGTAGAGCGGTTGCATTAGGCGCTACCTCAAAAATTTTATTATTAACTGACATGACTATGCGATCTTTTACATACTCTAATAGAGCATCTGTTACGGTAGTTCCCGTAGCATAAAACATAGTAACGACATCAGATGTATCGCTAGAATTTCCCGTTAAAGGCTTCTTGTACATATGCAATTTTGATGCACCACCTTGCGGTGTATTGGTTACCCAATAGGCATATGTACCATCATCACAGATACCATATACAGGTTCTGCTGAACCAGAGTTGTAATCAATAAAATGTGTTAAACTGCTTGTAGCACTTCCTACTGGAGATACTGCTGCAGAAGTTACATTAGTTGCAGTTTTAGCGTAGGTAAATGTTGTAGTTGTAGGTACTGTAGTAATAGTATAAGTACCATTAAAGGTAGCATCTACACCAGTAATCACTACTTCCATACCTACTGAAAGACCATGAGCAGCAGAGGTAGTTAATGTAGCCACGTTTGAGGTTAAGGCTTTATTGCTGACAGAGGCTGTTATAGGTTGATAAACCTTATCTACATCATATCCATCATGAAGCAATACGGCATCTCTGTCGCTATATCTAATAGAACGAACATGCTGACTAGGCTTACCATTTGCTTGTAGGGCAGTAGTTACTTCATGGTTTTCATAAACATCATTTAATAAAGATACCTGTCCCTTTGTCCAAACATCTACACCTTGAGAGTCGGTAAATCTATAGTTAGTGGATTCTCCTGAAGTTGGATCATAAAACTTAATACCAGTACCACCATGAAATGATGATTGAGAACGAATCCACCAACCAGTTAGAGATTGCTCTCCTGGTTCTTTGGAGTTGTCAAACTGATCTTTACGATAAGGCGCAGTTTCTCTTTGATACGGATTAACATCCGTAGGTGCCAAAATGAAAGGTTCTCCACCAATAGCAACGTCATAGTCTTCTGCGTTATTTATCCAAAAACCAGCAATACCGGGGTTACCAACATTGAGGGGTAACGATTCGGTTATATCACGACCAGCCACAGTGCTCCTTTAAATAGTTACGAGTATTACAGTGCTGCGATTTCGTCAGCAGACAAACCTAGTGCTGCTAACTTTGCCTCTGCTGATGCTTTGGCTGCAGCCTTGGCTGTTGCTGCTGCTTCTTCTTCTGCCTTGCGAGTCGCATAGGCCGCTGCATCTGCTTCTCTTTGAGCAACTTCTGCATCGGTAAGTTCTACCTCAGTAGATATTCCTGTGGAACAATCCACAATTACTTTAGTTGGGTTTGGCATTGTTTCTCCTTAGTTGTTATGATTTTGATATTCCGTATAGGTAAGCGGTTGAGTATTGTAAAAATGTGCCGCTACTAGGCAAAAGTTTAACTGAAGTGATTGCAGCAGTATTACTCCACAGAGTTGCATAAAATGCTTGGTCGCCTCTAATAGCATTGTTTTCTGCAACAGAATCACCACTTACAGATTTGTAGTTAGCACTTGCGTAATTAGTTATATAAATTGAAGCATTGCCAAAAGAACTGGCAGTCATACTAGCAGCAGGAATAGTTCCTACTTGGTTGTTTGTATTATTTTGAGATACTGGTGTTCCTGAACCTACGCCAACAATATTTTTCCAACTAAAATTAGAAGAACTATTATTAAATTGAATATAAATATCATCAGCATTTGCTGCAATACTTGAACGAAGTGAACATAAGATTTGCAAATCTGTATAAGTAGCAGGTATAGAAGTGAACTCTATGTTAGCCGCACCACCACTACCAACAGTTGAACTTGCAATTAAAGTATATGTATTAGCCATTATGCCGCCGCTATTCCGTAGAGTGTGAAGGTTGAGCCTGTATCTAAATTATTTGAACCAGTATTTTGTTTAACAGTAATTGAATTTATTGCACTTGCATCCCGCCAACATCCAACTATTGCTTCAGTTCCAGGGCCATTACTTGTGGAACCGTTAGAGTACCGACTTAAAACAGTTTTGAAAGTTGTACTGTTTGAATAATTCATTATGTTTGTAATAACAGTTCCAAATGTATTAGAGGCAGTTGGAATACCCACATTGTAGGTAAGTGTAATGTGAGATTGACTAGTCGCTCTTGCTGAACCAGCAGTTGTACCATCTCCATATAAGTCGGTTAAACTATAGCCAGAGGTACTTGAATTAAATTGTAATATTAATCCAAAACCTGCAGTAGTTATTTTCACATTAGATACTAAAACTAAATCAGTATAACTTCCCGAAATACTAGAGAAGGTAACTGATGATGCTGCGCTACCTAAAGTAGTTGTTGCTATCGGTTTGTATGTTGTTCCTGCGGCCATTGTCTATGCTCCTTTAATTCCGTATAAAGAAAATTTACTATATTGTGCAAAAGAATAAGCAGGTACAGTAAGTGTGATTGTAGATATAGCATTAGTATTTAACCATAAATTAGATACCATAGATACAAATCCATTACCATTTCCATCATAACCATTGATACTACGAATAGTTTTATATTTATTTGTATTAGCATAGTCAATAAAATCAAAAATCATAACACCAAAAACTGATGTTAAATCATTGCTAGGTGTTACATCTATAAGACCAGCATAACTACCAGTTGCAAGACCTCCAGCGCTGACAGTTGAGCCATCACCAGATAGAACGTGACGTGTGTAGTTAGCGGTGCTAGTATCGCTGTTTACTTGACAGAATACACTTGCTGTGTTTTGACCAGTACGAGTGTTTTTTGCAGAAACACGAAGTTGTAAATGCTTAAAAGTGTCAGGTATAGAACTGATTGTAATGGTTGCCTGACTACTACTTAATGTAGTTGTTGCAATAGATTCGTAATTGCCAAAGTCAACGGTAGGATTACCAGCCAAAAAACTAGAGTAATTAGTTCTAGGTGTGGCTAATCCGCCAGCACTAGACAGTTTATAGACACCCATATTAGGCTATCTCCACTCCTGAGATGTGGAAGTTAACGGTAGTAGCAGATGCTAAACCTTTAATAGTCTGAGTAGCAGTTAGTGGTTGCTTTAATTGTATGATAGTTGAGTCATTGGCTCCAACGGTTACAGTCTTTGCTAGAACTATATCATTAAGTAATAGTTCGTAAGTAGCAGTTGATGCTGCTGTATTAGTAACAACAATATCAGTTACTACAGTTGTAGTTGCCGAAGGGGTTGTGTATAGTGTTGTGCTTGATGTTGATGCTGCGCCTCTAAAGAGGATTTTACTTGTTGTAGCCATTAGTTACTACCTTTCGTTGTTGTTATTTAGAATCCATCACATCTTCAATAATGAGTGGGGTTAAATCTATAGCAGCAACTGCTGCTGATACTTCTGAATCTGTTGCTAATACTGTGGCTGAACCAGCCAAGTTTGCCAAATCTCTTGCTTTGCTCATTGTACTTCCCTCCAAGATAGGTCATCCTCTGACCAGTAGTAGAACTTACCTTCTGTTGTAGGCATAGGAGTAGGTGCTTGCCAACGGCAAGTAGCCTCATCTAAGACCCAAGAGTTAAAAGGTTTAGGTGCTATAAAAGCATCCCTTGTAGCATCATAGGTATAACCAATACCTGCATAGTTTTTACGTATGTTGCCATTGTAAGATGTTCTCTTACATACTTGACCTCTGAAGTTACCATACCAAGTTTCAGTATCTAATCCTTCAATAAGTTCAGTTTCATCTATACCTGTAATTACCTCAGTAACTACATTATTGTTATTTAAAAAAGCGTAATGTGCCATTATGCCCAACTCACGTTTCCTGTGCCTGCTGTTATTGTTGTTACTTTAAATCCACCTGAAGGCGAAGCAGTTGAACCTGTTAATCCAGCACCAATGGTAATTGTTCTTGTATCAGGGTATTTAAGGATTACAACTCCTGAGCCTCCTGCCCCACCTGCTCTGTCCACACCATCTGCTCTACCAGCACCACCGCCACCGCCTCTATTAGCAGTTCCAGCAACTCCAGTAGTGGCGGACTTGCCACCCCCTCCAGAGCCTCCCAAACCATCTTCGGCATCACCTCCCCAGCCACCACCTCCACCGCCACCTGCATATGTAACTGATGAGCCAGTAATTGATGTTGCTACACCAGCGCCACCATTACCACCAATAACAGGTTGATTGTTTGGTCCACCTGAGCCCGATGAATTGTTACCTACTGCTCCAGCACCACCACCACCACCAGCGCCTGCGTAACCTACAGTTCCACTTGATTTACCGCCAGCATAACCTTGACCACTTGTACCTGTACCACCTGAGGAAGAAGTGGTACCACTAGCGCCACCACCTGAACCACCGTTACCGCCAACACCACCATCGCCATTCTTACCAAATCCACCACCAGTTGATGTAATTGAACTAAAAACGGAATTAACACCTTGTGAGCCTGCTGTGAGTGCAGGACCAGCAGCGCCACCAGCACCAACTGTAACTGTAACATTACTATTTAATGCAACGCCTATTGCAGATTCTAATGAACCACCGCCACCAGTAGCAGTTACAGTGCAACGCATACCTCCAGCACCGCCACCGCCACCGCCTAGATAGCCAATAGAACCACCACCTCCGCCACCGCCTGCAACAACTAAATAATCAACTGCGATAGTTCCTAATGGTCCACCACCAAACCAAGAGTTAATAGTGTTGGCATTGGCAACGCCAGTTAGTCTACTTCTTAAACCATATCTTGACATTAAGCAATCCTGTTCACATAACCTGTAAGAGTAACTACGTTAGCAGTTGCAGCAAATGCCTTAACTACAAGTGAGTTTGTTAGTAAGAGTCCAGGAGATACAAGAACTAATCCTGTACCTTCAGCGCCAATGTTAATCTCAATGTTGCCATCTGGAGCAGCAGCCTCTCCCCATTCAAGGGTAAGTTTTACTACTGATGCTGATGAGTTATGTGCGTATAACCAAATCTCATCAAGGGCTGTTGCGTGTGCTGTATGAATAGTTGTTCCTGCTGTAGCGGTTTGAACAACCTTGATGGCTTTACCATCTGTTGAACCACTAAGTTTTAGTTTTGTAAATGTTGCCATTGTATTTTCCTTATCCGAATATTTGTGCGGCTAGTATTGGTTGGTCATCGTCTGCTGGTGGTACTGTTACTGTTCCCCAAGACGCTGAAGAACCATCGGTTGTTAAGTACTTTCCTGAGTTACCAGTTTGGCTAGGTAGAGCATCTACGGATGCCCACTCAAGTCCTGTTGCAGTTGCTGAGTTAGCCTTTAGGTAATATCCATTAGTACCAACAGTTAGTTTGCCAGGTGTATCTGCAGCAGTTGCTACTAGTATATCTCCCTTAGCATCAAAGAGTGCTTTGTCAATAGCAGTCGCTAAGTCAAAGGCTGTAAAGGTAATAATCTCTAATATATCTCCAGCAGTTAGTGCAGCCAAAGATGCAATGCTTGTTCCGTTAGATGCTGTGTAATCTGTACCACGAACTAATAGAACACCATTTAGATATACTTGCTCTTTGCCAGCGATATAGGAAAGTGTTATGCCATTGTCGTCAAGACCAGACTCAGATGTTTCTCCGCCAGCAGCGGTATACTTATAACGGAAGATTGCTGCAGTTGAGGATATTGAACCCCAAGCAGAACCATTCCAGGCAAACATAGTATCGGTTACTGAGTTCCAATATAAAGCACCTTCAATTAATGCATCACCATCATTGTCTACAGATGGAGCAGATGACTTAGCACCTAGGTATCTATCATCAAAGTTATCATAAGTTGTGGCAGCAGCAGCAGCGGAGGCTGCAGCAGCAGTAGCAGAACCAGCAACCGTGTCTACGTAGACCTTAGTTGCAGCGTCAGCATTGCTCGTAGGAGTTCCTAGTCCAGTTACTTTAAAGTTATTGGCATCTAGGTTACCTAGTAATTGACCAGTAGTTCTATTTAGATATGTACCTGAAAGGCTAATAGCACCAGTGTTACCATCAACAGATAGAACTGCATCTGTCGGGGTTAATAGTTCTTGCCAGTTACCTAATGTGGTAGCAGGAGATGCTGTAAGGATAAATGATTTGTTAACATCTGTACGAACTGCAACATCACCAACCTGTGCGGTAAGTGCAAGCATTGCAGCCTGTGAAACAACTACTGATGTTTCGGTAATTGCTAATGCAGGTAATTGATTAGTAGGAATTAATCCAGAACCATCTAGAGATGCGATACCACTTACTGCACCCTTTTGAGTTGTAATGTAATTAAGAGTTACTGCATCTTGAGCATTAGTTGGGTCAGCAAGTCCTGTAATCTTCTGAGCATTTAATGGTACGGCAGCAGTAGGCGCAGCCATCTGGTCTAAACGAGATGTACGTACCTGTGTATCAAAGTCTGAGATAGTTGAGGCTGTCTGTGTACCTGTATGGTTAGCACGGGCTAGTGGGTCAGTTGCTAACTTGCTAAGTGCAATAGCAGCACTAGCATTAATATCAGCATTGACGATAGTTCCATCTACTAAGTCAGCAGAAGTAATAGAACTGTTAAGGCTTAATTTACCATAAGTAATACCAGCAGATGCATTAACATCTGCGTTAACAATTGTGCCAGTACCAATAGAGGTAACTAGGTTGACTGCGCCAGTACCATCAAAGGATACGGCTGATGCTTCTACATCTCCAGTTAGTTGGAAGTTACGGGCTGTCTGTAAAGCAGTTGCAGTAGCAGCATTACCTGTTGCACTACCTGCAGTACCAGATACGTTACCTGTTACGTTACCTGTTAAGTTAGCAGTAATAGTACCTGCAGAAAAGTTACCTGAGGCATCACGGGCTACGATAGCCGAGTTAGTATTGGCAGATGTAGCAGTAGTAGCAGAGTTAGATACCTTGCTAGCAGTTGAGATAGTGGCTAATTTAGTATCTGCAATAGCAGCACTTGCGTTGATGTCAGCATTAACAATGGTACCATCAAGAATCATACCGCTTGTTACTGTGCCTGTATCTGTAGTCTTGACTAGGTTAGCAAGAGTAATTCCGTGTGCGGTTGTAGTATTTCTAATATGAGCATCAGCATCACGGAAGTCACGGCCAATAGCCATGTGACGAACCGCAGCACCAGCAGAGTGGGCTATAGCACTAGAAGAGTCTACGTTTCTTTGAATAGTTAATGTGTTATTGCCAGGAGCACTAGGGCTAATAACCTCTACAATTTCTTCAAGCGCTGTATCTGGATCAATAACCACTACAAATGTTTCACCAACGGCAGGTGTAATTGAAGCAAGAAGACCAGAGGCGTTGACTACTGTCATTGTAGAAGCACTATTATTAAGTGCTGCTGCTAATGTAGTTTCTTGTGATATGGATGAATATAGTCTAGTTGACATTAGTACCTCGTATAGTGGATTTTAGTTGGGTAGACATCTCGGAGTTTTTCTGACTCTTCTGTTAATCTTTGTTGGAACAGAGCGAGTAAGAATCTAGCGGTTGAAGCACCAGAACCATATTGGATCTTGGTATCTGTTTGATCTGCCTCAGCAGAGGTGTAAGTTAATCTGCCTGGATCAATGAATGATGCTAGGCGATAAGCAGCACCGTACAGGATTACATCTTTGCAAGATGAAGGTAATCCAGTCACAGTTTCAAAAACTGCATTGGATGCAGACGCAGTTAATGGAGTTGGCTTCTTAGTATAGAATATTTGAATTGTACGGCCAGGTGTTATTGCATCGTATACAGACATGCTTTGTCCTGTTGTAAATACTGTGGTATTTGCCATTGGGTCTTGACGCCATGACTTAACAGGTAACCACTCATTAGAGGGACCAGTCACTGACCAAGTTACTGACAGAATAGTCTCTACATCGGCAGGTACTTGGTAGGAAGTTTTAGTGGCTACTAATGTAAATGTAGTGCTTCCCACAGCAAATAATTTAGGAAAGACTGCATCAATAGTATCGTTGATAGCCTTCTTTACAACTGATTTAGGAAACGACGGCGCAACAGTAACTTTCGTGTCAGCAGTATGAGCAGCAGCAGTAGTACCATTGTAACCACGGCCATACGGAGGAACTGTCGCAGTACTCGAAACACGGTCATAAGTATCAATCCAAATCAATTCGTCATTTATCTCAATTAAACCTTTGCCAATGTTAGAAACACTTGCGAGGTTAAGCGTTGTACTCGATGTAGTAATATTACCAGTTAGGTGAGTGGTTCTATCTTGACGTAATGTATAACCTGATAGGTTAAGTAATACGTCATCTACAAGATCGGCATAGGTAGTTGTCATTAAGAGGATATCCTTCTAAGGGCTTCTGTTGCTTCTAAGTCACTTGTTGAAGCAAGTAAATTACAAACACCATTGATGTCTAAAAATGTTATTGGATTTGTCTTGCCAGCCTTACGATTTAGGGCACCCTGTAAACTTTCACCAGTTGTACCTGACCATACGTTGGCTGCTTCTTGATCGCCTCTCCATGCTAAAATAGCAGGATAAGTGCCACCATTAGCAAGACGATTTAGTTCAGCGCTAAATGTAGAACCTAGAGTTCCAATTGCCATTGTATTCCTTACTTACCACGTAGGGCTGGGATTAGTCCCTTTTTCTTAAATGTTTCTCTGAACTTCTTTGCCTCAGGAGATTTCAATACTCCAGCGACTCCAGATTTCTTAAAACTTGTATCTTTCTTAGCCTTAGGCTTTGAAGCACTAGGAGCATTGTACTTGAAGTTAGATGAAGTAGCCTTCATAACTCCTTGACCACGTTCTCCAGCACGGAACTCATTTGCTCTAACATTCTTAGTGCTAGGGTTTCCTGCACCATATGTAAAGTTAGAACTTGTACGTGTGTTAGCAGGTCCTTTGAATACTACGCCAGTAGGCTTGTAAGTCTTATTTTGTGCACTACGGCTTGTGTAATTAGTTCTAGACTTTTTCATAGCCCTAATGTCGCTTTCAAGTATAGCCGCTTGAACACGCATAATTGCTCTGTCAACGTCTAAATCAGATGCTTCTTTCATTGTTTTCCTCGCTATTTCTTTTTAGTGGATTTTCTTGCTACTGCAGCATTATCTACAAGATTAGGGTAAGGTCTACCTGCGGCCTTTGCCCTTGCTTTAGCAGCGCTTTTTTGGGCTGGTGTTAATGTCTTAGAAGTTTTTTTAGGGTTCTTCTTATCCCAAAATTGTTTTTTCATCGGCATGTACAATCCCAAGCCCGTAAGGACTTGTTTATTCTAGAGTTTGGATTATTCGCAGTTTTAGCAGAAGTCAGTTTGGACTTCATACCACACATACGACTGCAAAAAGATTTACGTCTTGCTGCAGATTTAGGTGATCTCTTAGCCTCAGCCCTTTTAACAGGAGGCTTCAGGTTCATGCCCTGTGCCTTAGCAGAAGCCCTTCCTCTGGCGTTTAAACCGCCTTTAGGATTCTTTCCCGCTTTCCTCTGCCACGCTGGTGTCGTTGCCATTTTTCTTACTCCCAAATATTGCGTTATAGTAATGAACATCAAATGAGAATCTCTTCATATGCGGAGCCAAGGCTCCTGTATGGCACCATAGTGGAATCTTTACTTGGTGACATATAGCAAAGAAGTAAATATCTTCTCCTACGAAACTATCAGCCTTGCCCTGTTCGGCAAATAAGCGAATGTCTCCCTTATCATCTCTAATCTTTTTAACAACACTTCTGTGCATTAAGATTAATCCCATACCCGCTGCATCAACTTGAATTAGTTGATCCTTTGGCATAGGGTGAATTCTCTTAGAAAATACTCTGCCATCTTCATTTGCAAACTTGAAGATAGTAGGCATTGGAATCATAAGAGGTTCCTCAGGATTATCTGAGGTAAAATAAACTCCAGTAATCATAGGCTTGGACCATTTGTCCTTAACATTCCAAAGTTTCATAAATATCTCTGGATTAATTACTACATCTGAATCTACCCACAGTAGCCACTCTGATTTATTAGAGTCATACCAATGGTTTATTAACCGATCACGCTGTCTAGCGATCTGATTACCACCACTACGGATGGTTGATTCAAACTTAATACCTGATTGAAGTAACACATCGGTTACCCCAAGCATAAACATTCCGTCTACGTTGCCGTTGTCACACCAGGCTAGAGATACGGTTTCCTGTTTTTGTTTCATTTATTATTTCCCCTGTTTTCATGTCCTTACGAAGTTTGACGCTTCCGTCTTTTCGCATAATAATAATCATACCATCCTTGATTAGAGACTTGTTAAATCCATCATGTCTCTTACGCTGTCCCGATGACATTACTTTTTCTTAGGTGTCTTGTTAATGTACTTTCCACCCTTAAGTTGGTCAGAACGAGTACCTTTTTTACCTTTAGTAACTGCAGCACCAACTTCTTTTATTTGACGCTTTAGATTCCATCTAGCACGAGTATCATTATCTACAAGAGTCTGTAATTGTTTAGATCCAGGTTGAGCACCTTGACCTCTTTGGAAGCCAGCCTTTTGGTCAGTCCAGAAAGCAGTATTAACATCACGAACTTCTCTAGCAACTGTTCCTACACGACCTGCAATAGATGATAGGAAGTTTGGATTCTGACGTGACTTATCACTACCAGATGAACGAGACATATTTGCCATTATTTTTTCTTTCTACGAGTTACAACTATTTTACCATTCTTTTCAGATACTTTCATACCTGCAGATTCGGTCTGTCTTTTAAGTTGATTATACTTTTGAGCAACAGTTAGTTTTGCCTTAGGCATTACTTCTTCTTACCCATTTTCTTCATAACAGCCTTCTTCATAACCATTTTCTTGCCAGTCTTCTTAGCATCTTTTTTGGCCATGGCCATACCCTTAGCGGTGTATGCGTATTCTTTTTTTCCTACTTTTGGCATTAGATTATTCCTCTTCCTGGTTCATCGGCTTTGAATGCTTTGCCGAAGTGATTTGATGCAGCAACTGCTGCTTGGATATCTTTTAACTTTGTGGAAGCAGGTTGAATACCTTGTGCTCTCGCATTACGGTAAGCCTGTAGTTCCCCATCCCACTTCTTAGTTGACATCGAGGTGCGTGTAGAAGCCTCACCAGGACTCAATTGTAAAGCGGAAATCTTGCAACCAAAACATCCTTCAACTTCTACTGGATGTGTTCTCTGTCTATGTAATGACATATATCCCCTGTTATACGGTTTCTGTTGTTACAGTATACCCTGCTGCTTCTAATGACGCTTTTTCAGCAAGAGTAACTTCATACTTACTTCCACCTAGATAGTAGGCTTCTGCTGCATTTAGTTCATCAATGTAAGGATATCTAGCCTGACGATAAACGCCGTTCTCTTTAATAACACTTATGCCACGTCGTAACTTATATCTGATGTGTAACTTGTTATATCCCGCTGGACCCTCTTCAATATAAGGTGTCTCAAAGTAATACTTTGTTGTTGGCATTTGTCTCCTTAAATAAGTTTACAGATAGGGCTAAAGTTTCCCTTAGCCCCACCTATCTAATTACTTAGACTAGGCTGCTGGACGAACTGCTGATGCAGTTTGTACACGCCATAGGGCATCTGAACGGTATAGGTTCCATCCAAGTACGCCGTACCATCCGATTGGACGTAGACGCATTAACTTGTCTGTAACTGGACCGATAACTGTATGTGGCTCTTCAGCAACAGCCTCAGCAAGTGCCTGTTGACCCATGATGAATGTGTCGTAGACGCGAGTCTGAGTTGTGCCTGAACCAGCACCAGCCTGTGAGTTAGGTAGACGTGGAGACTCGATGAAAGCAACGCCTTCAAAAGTTCCAATCTCGCCTGCGTAAATTCCTGCTGGATTTACGTACTCTGCAGGTTGACGCCATGCAGCGGTTCCAGTCTCAGCACGAAGATCGTGTGAAACTTCTGGGTGGATGTATGAAGCAAATAGGTTTCCACGACGTGGAACTACGTTTGCTGCACGCATCTTCGCTACTACGTAGCGGATATCTTTCGCCTTGATTGTATCAGTTGCAGATACACCAGTTACAGCAGCAGTTGAAATTGCTCCTGCGATCTCACGGATTACTTGAGTTCCGCCAGCAAGAACGCCGCGAACTACTATATCTAGAGAATCATTCATGTTGAATGCAACGATATTAGCAAGTGCTGGCTCTACATCAGCAAGGCTGAATAGGTCCAACTTGCGAGTTGAAATGATTGAGTTACCGTACTCATTTAGAGTAACAGCAACAGATGTTGTAGCAGGTACTGCTACTGCATCTACGTCACTGGTTTCAGTTAGTGTAGATGTCTTAACTGCCAAGTCGTTGTAAACTTGGAACAGTACGCTTGAACCAGCGTGGGTTTGTGATACGGGCTTCTTATCAGCCACAGCACGGAATGACGGTACGGAACGAAGAGCGAACTCTACGAGACGGTCATACGCCTGGGTTACAAGATTAGCACCGACCACTGTGCCTGATTGCCCTGAAGGCAAGGCGGCAGCGGTAAATAATGACATTTAGTCATATCCTTTCGGTTGGTTTGAAATTACTACGATTTTGAACCGTAGATTAGGTTTAGAATATCTTCGGCAGATTCAGCGGATTGAATTCTTATGCTCATATCCTCTGCTTTGTCGGGGGATAAAGCCCCAGTTGTTACATTATCCATTTGTCGCAGAGATGCGACATCCTTAGAATCTATCTCTTTCTTTGGTTGTAGTTGAATACCGAATACATCAGCATTCTGCTCTAACCAACCTGAGATCGCTTCCTCAGAAGCATCTAAGTCATTTGGTATGAATGTGGCAACCTTTGGGTTTACGCCACGGGATGCAAATACATCCTTCAAAACCCGCTCTCTTTGGGACTTGGTGAGTTCTCCTAGGGAGGACTCCAGTTCCTTGCTTCGTCTTTGCTCCACCTTTAAGGCTTTGCGTAGTTTCTTTACAAGGTCTGTATCAGAATCAAATGTTGTCGTATCGACATCATCTTCCTCTTCATTTTCATCCCAGTAGTTTTCGCGGTTGTTGCTCATAGCAACCTCTCCCTTTTCTTAGTAGTTGGCGTACGCCTCAATATAGATAGGGGCATTTATATTGGCTCGTACTATCGGTCTAATACGCCGCATGGGGCCGATGGATCCATGTCGGGATTCTAGTTAGATTGCTCCTAATGTACTTCCAGTACTTAGGCTTTGAGAAGTCGTTCCTGCTGATCCTTGGAAACTTCTAGCAGCCAATTCAGCAAGTCTCTTACGTCGTTCTGATTCAAGTCCTTTAAACTGTTCTGCTTCAAGTTCTGTTTGAATACTCTGCTTGCTAGCACCTTCAGCACGTTCAAAAATACCAGAGTACTTAGTCATAGGCTCTAATGTTCCTGCAATGTTTTCATAACCCTTAGAGGCTAATGCAGTTACTTGTGCTTCACTAAGTCCTTGTGCAGTTAAAGCAGCACCATATTGCTCGGCAGTTGTTTTATCAAATGCAACTCCTACGGCAGGGTTGGCTCTACGAACTGCCTCTATTGCAAATGCTGCTGTATTAATATTCTGTTGCATCTTTTCAGTACCAACATTTGCATCCATATAGAAATCTGTAAGATCTTCTTTGGCATTGATATATCCAAGTTTTTGCAAAGTGTCAGTAACTGCAGGATCTGCAGAAATAGCCTTTAGACGGGCAGTATTAGCAAGCATATCTAAATCAGCAACACTTCGTCTATTCTTTAAATATTTTTGGATATAATCTTGGCTTACAAATTTATCACTAACCCCGTATTTATCCCTTACGCCCTTATATCCCTCAACAGCGTTAAACAATTCAGATGCACTATATTTAGCATTATCTGCTAAAGCATCGTTATAAAAACCATATGATGAGTAGAATGGAGAGTTTAATACAGTTCCTTTTTTGGTTGTATAACTCTTAGTGTTTAAATAGATATCAATAGCAGAATCTGCATCTATGCCATCTTTTAATAAATCAGTTAGGAATGTAACAGAACTATCTACTAGGCTAGAAGGAAATCCTCTACCAAGAAGCATAGCCTTAATAACCTGTACATCGGTAGTACCTACTACAGTCTCTTCTTCTTGACCATAGGAAGGATTTGGCTCAAAACCAGTAGAACCATCACTATAGATTAAATCATATCCGATTACTTTACCTTTTGAATCATACTTGGCTATACGACTAACTAATGTCTTAGTTGTAGTTTCAGTTTTTCCAGGCACATAACCAGTTGCAGTTCTAGTAGTTCCAATTGGAATTGGTCCAACAAATTGGTTAGAAGGTACTGCTGGTACAAATGCATTAGGTATTGCTTTTCCAGTAGATTTTGTACTAGACTTTGGAGTTACTACAGGAGCAGACTTGGCTGCTGCAATAGATGCAGGGCTACCATAAAGATTAATAGTTTGTG